GTTTGGTCTAGGTACTTCTTCTTGTTGCTGGCTTGCTTTGATACGTTCTCAAAACCTGCTAAGTCCACAGCCATGTAGTAAGTACCATGCTCTGGCTCATCGTCTTTATCTCTTACTACCACCCAGTCTTCTTTAAATATCTCTGACTGTGGTGCTTCAAAACTAGCCATGAACTCCTGTCTGTATGCGAACGTAGACATGGTGTTCTTTGCTATCTCAATCTCTTCTTTATCTAGCAGTGGATTATCAAAGCTAGTAAAGTGCCAGGACTTCCAGTCTTTAGTCTCCGGCTTACCACTCTGTCCCATCTTGTAGATGTCGTAGAAGTGATTACGTCCCTTTGGTGTACCTATAAATATACAGTGACCCTTCAAGTCAGCTAACGCTGGTCTAAGAATCTGCTCAAACACTGTAGGTTTAATATCTGCATACTCATCGAGTACAACAAACTTTAAAGCTACACCTCGCATTGTCTCTGGTCTGTCTGCTCCTTTTAACGATATGATAGAACCATTAATCAATGTTAACTGCATATTGTTTACATGGCTATTTGCTATGACCGGATTACCTAACTCCAGTAGCTGTTGCCACATAATGTCTCTAGCCTGTTGCTGAGTAGGGGCTACATACCAGACATGACCCTTGTCAGCTTCTAACGCAGACACTATCAGTCTCCACGCAGCCATTCTACTCTTACCTGTCCTACGACCAGCAGCTATGACCTTAAATCTAGCTGGATCAGTCCAGACCTCCTGTTGCCAGGGAAGTAAACTAATCTTTAGGTCTGACATCCGTTAGCCTTCTTTAGTTTCTACCGAATAATCGGTACTCTGAACAGTCTCAAACTCTACATCAGTTACTTCTTCTTGTTCTAAAACTTCAGCTTGCTTATCGCCTACCATTGATATCTGAATGTTGACACTGCCTCTACCTGCATCCTTACCCTTTTCAAAATACGACATAGGTAATACACGGTCAATACACATCTTTAGACACGCTACCTGATCTTTATCGTCATCATCAAGTGCTTTCTTAATGATTGTGTTAATAACTGTCTCACCGCTAGTAGCTAATAGCCTTGCATGAAACTCTTTAATCCTTGCAGCTTCTCCTGGCGGTCTACCAACACTGTTTCTTTTCTTTTTTGCTTCAACTTCAGTCTTTCTAGGTCTACCTCGCCCTCTTTTTACAGGCTTAGGGTCTTCAAGGGACAAAATGTTTATCCTTTCAACACTATTTAACTTAATTAATTACTATCTCAATAACTATAGAGATTAAGACGGGAGTAGTAATGGGGGTTTTTAAGTAGTTTTCTCTTTGATCTCTATAGTAGAGGAGTGTATCACATTTTTAACCATTTGTCAAGTGTTTTATTTTATAAGTACTCTGCTTTATTTAGCTCTAAATGAGCATTATTTAATAACAACTACAACCTTATGATTCTAAATGTCTTTTTACTGTCCAATTATTACATAATTTATGCAATATTATGCCCATTTCTTCTTTTTTTGTATCTGTTAAGGTAATTAAATTAAATTAGCAAAACTAAACAACCCTCCCCCCATGTTGTATAAATGAGACAGTTTCCTGGCTATGTTGTAAAAATGAGACATGTTGTAAAAATGAGACAGTTTTGTTGTATTAATACCACATGTTGTATAAATGAGACAGTGTTGTAAAAAAGAGACACCAGTGGCTCATAAATACTAGGGAGTGTGAGCTTGTTAGGGAGCCTATAGAGTTGTTGTATAAATGAGACAATCTCTAGGAAGTGTTGTATCCAGGCAACTACGGATAATCATTAGGCGTTATTAAGGATTATCACGCTATTAGAAAACCTTGTATTTTTATAAGATTGTCTCGCGGTAACAAAATTTAACTAATTAAAAGGAATAATGCACAATGATTACCAAAGCACAAAAGAAAATTATTAACGACGCTTACGACGCTTTTAGATGTTTAGACAATATCACTCATACAGCGTACAGAAAAGAGATATTTGAACTAGAAAAGAATTACGAGAAGAAGCACAGAATTTTTAGCCGCGGTCGCGGATTTGGTTTAAGCGTGTCGGATGCCTCAAAATATTACACTGTAAGACATTTATTAGATGCTTTTAGAGATTCGGAAACCTACACTATAAAAGATTATCTACACGTTAAGAAAAGCATTATTTACTCACAGTCGGTCGCGCTTAACTATCGTAAACATTTTTTTAAAGCACTTGAGGAATTTTGCATCACAGCGTTTGATGGTTTAGATTATTGCGAAATGGCAGAATTTTAAATTAAGTCAGTCTGACGATGGATTCAATATCCGAAACTGTCGCGAGACAGTCACTGACAAACAACAATGAGGAGTAATGCAAGATGACTAGAATAAATTTTATAAATATATGTAATGAATTTGGGATAGATGTATTAATCGCATTAGAGAATGCAGAATTATGCGCTTTACTAGATCAAATTAATAACAATGGATATAACCCACTCATGCACGATCCAAAAACAGATGAACAAGTTAGAGAATTTTTAATCAATAACTTTTAAGGTGGATTAAGTCAGTCTGACGATGGATTCAATATCCGAAACTGTCGCGAGACAGTCACTGACAAACAACAAGGGAGGTAATGCAATGAGACACAATCAACTTACACCGGATTCGTCTAAATATGAAATTGAAAGAAGAATAAAATATCATCAAACAATGAAAGATTTTTATTCTGCGAATGCACGACACAAAAGAGAACAACAAAAAGAAATTAATTATTGGACTAAAATTTTAGAGGAAAAATAAAATGACTAAATTAGATTGGTTGTTAGGAATATTGGCAATTATTCATGTTGGAATAATGCTTTATATGTTTTTGGGAGTTTATAATGCCATATGAAGTAGTCGTGAACTCTCGCGAGGGCTGGATTAACATTGCCAATGCTAAATTCCCGTCATCATTAAAAGCAAAAGAATATCTAGAATCTATCTTTCGCGAGTTACAAAATGATATCCCTAATTTTTCGCGTGACAGTTTATATATAATCAAATCCGAGGTACTAAGCGATGAATAACAGTAAAACGTATTCCGTAACCTGGATCGAGAAGCGCGGGTTAAAAGCTGAATGGTTTATATCGGCTTTTGGTGTTCCGATGTTGCGTCTCAAGATGAAAGGGTATACAGTCCCACTTGATCCACTGACTTGGAGAAGTTTTTTTATGAAAGATATGAACACTAGGTCAGTTAATAAACTTTTTAAACCGAAAGGAAATTTAATATGAAACGAGAAACAATGATGAAAAACTTGTTAAAGAAATTTAACTTAAACGCAGTACCTGCTGAAGATTTTTACGAGGACGGACGAAAGACAGGTATCTGGATACGGGGTAGTATCTGCAAGGCGGAGACTGACTGGTACAATTACGCGGAAGCAACAATGGAAGAAAACAAACTTAATGATTACCTGAATAAAAACGGGTGGTACGCTGAGCCTTACGACGCAGAAACCATTATGATGTGGACAGCCTAAACACTTAATTAAAAAGGAAAGCAAATGACATTATTAAATCAATTCCCACAACACGGTACACCTAATGATCGAGGTTCGGCGGATGCGTACTACGGGAGACCGTATAACCCACACTGGTATCCTGACGGGACGGGTAAAGGTATCCGCATTGAAGAAGCTGATATGACCCCTGAAGAGATAGCAGAATATCGCGAAGGCTATGAAAACGAAACTGAACGTAAGGAGTGGGGCTAATGGAATTTAATATGAGAGAAACCAAACCAATAAGTATCAAGGAATTAAAACGTAGGCTTGAATCTGTGGGCTTGTATTTTGATGAGGTGGATAGTGGTATCGAAGGTCAAGTTTGTTTAGTTTTTGATACTGATGACGAGGAGTATTGGGATGAATAAAGATTTAGAGAAAACCAAACAATCCTTAATCGACTTGTTGTCGCAGGGTATCAACCCATTCGGGAAGCCTGACCCAGATTGTGACAAGTGCGAGTTGATTGACGATAGCGAAGAGGGTACGGAGTTTTATTATTGTCCATGTCAGGAGGGTAAACAATGAGTAACGAATATAACGATGCAAGGCTCGACCAAATCACTGATGACGTTCTATCCCTGAGTCACGGGGAAGTGTGTCAGTACCTCGGACAGTACCGGAGCTTAGAGCAAGACGATGCTTACGATGAACTGATTGTTCTGCGGTATGAGGACGAACAGTATTGGGCTAACGAATGAAGTGCGAAAGCTGTGACGGGTTGCTATCGGACTACGAAGCAACTCGTAAGAATCTAAAACTAGAATTTGTCAGTTTATGTAACGATTGTTTATCTAGTAGCGACATGAATGATGTGTTTATGCTTGATAGACCCGATTTAAAACATGCTGACGATGATTTAACCTACAACAATGAGGATACCTACTATGAAGATATTACAACGCGTCAGGGAGGCTCTGACGAAGCCTGAAAGGCATGATGAAACCAGGTACGAGATATTCAGAGACTGTAAACCGAAATATCAGCTAATTTGGACTAATCATAGTAAAAAATTCCTCATTGATAATGAGCTTGTTAGTGAGGAAACTTGGACAAAAGCCTTAAAGGGAGATAAGCCATGATGGACGATGAAGAATTGACTGAAGCTGAAGAGGAAGCCCACTACTACAGTGTCCTAACCGACATGGTGGATTTAATGACAGAGTATGGACCAAAAAAAGTTGTTTCAGACTTGTTAGAATTGTTAGAATTTTCTATTAAGTATGAAACAGTATCTAAAAGCATTAATTAGTTATTGTTATTTATATCTAAGTAGTAGTGGTTTTTTATTTAGAGTTAATTAGTAGTTATATAGTTATATATAGAAGGGAGTGAATTATGGGTAAACAAGTTGCTACACATCAGCCTTGTCCAGATTGTGGTAGT